TCAGCGTGCGAGCTTATCGTTAAGCATCAGCACCTGTTCGCCATTCATTTCTTCAATCCACGCACCGTAGACTTCATAAACCATTTGCGCGTTTTCATGCCCCATCTGGCTGGCTATGAAAGACGGGTTAGCGCCGGCAGATAAAAGCCAGCAGGCAAAAGTATGCCGCGTATGGTACGGATTCCGGCGGCGAATACCAGCACGTTTTACAGCTGCGTTGAATCTCGCACCGATGCTCGATAAAGAGTAGTAGGCTTTCTGTTCTCCTTTGCGCATCCGGGGTATGAAAACGAATCGCAGGCTTTGATTTTCCACTGCGCCATACTCGCGATGATTAAAGACAATTTCGGTTTTAGGCTGTAGTGCTGTCAGCTTGCGCTGTGCTTTCAAGGCTTCAAGCGCCGGCTCTAATAGGGTGATAACCCGGTTACCTGCTTCGGTTTTTGGTGGGCCGAACATGCCCAACGCATTAAGATTGCGCTTTATATGGGCTGTACCTTTTTCCCAGTCAATATCTTCCCAGGCAAGAGCTGCAAGCTCTCCATGACGGACACCAGTATAAACTGCGAACGTCCACATATTGAGGCTTTGGCCACGCTCGGATTCCGCAAGCAAACTAAACTCCTGCTTCGTTAAAGGATCCGGTTTTACTTTCCCTTTGTGTAGTTTCTTGATCCCTTCAAAGGGTTTGCCACTGATAAAGCCAGATTTTTGTGCAAACCGAAGAAGGGAGCACAGAAGCGATATATAGTTGTTCACGGTACGCACAGTGCGTCCCTGTTTGTTACTTCTGGGATTTGCCAGGTAAAGTGTCTCACCGTTCAACAGCTCCTTTCTGTATTTTAGAATGTCGCTGTGGCGTATAGTTGAAACAGGCGTATCTCCGTTAATGATGTGCATTAACGTACCGAGTTGTGAGCGAGTCTTACGCATGGTATTCGCGCTAATTTCGGTTTCTTTAATGCTCGTCCACAGTTCACACAGCTCTGAAAAGGTTTGAACTGAAACAGTGGTTACGGTTTTTTTTGCTCTGGACGATGAAGGAAAGCGCTGGTGGTAATCAAACTCTCCAAGGTTGATCTCACTAACGATCACAGCCCGAAGATTCCCGGCTTTTTTGATGTTCGCCGGGGTGTTAATCCAACCTTTGAGAATTTCGCGGCAACGCTTTCCCCGGTACATAAACCAGATACAAATCTTATTGTTTCTGATTTCGACACCTGTAGGCAAAGCTGCCATCTTACGCATCCCTTATTAACTGATTAATTCTCGGATAGTTGTACCAGGTGGTGCCACGCAAGGTTTTTTCGCCAGAAGGAGATACCCGTTTAAAATGGACACCTTCCACCCAACAGCCCTGGCGATACTTCTCAATCTGTCGTTCGGTCAGGCCTGTTTTTTCTGTGAGTCTTGCGCCAACAACCCATTCTTCGTTAAAAATTACCTGCGACATGGTTCACCTCAGGTAACCGGCATGAGTATAGATATGCCGGTCTTTAGTCGTTGATATTTCGGTTTCAGTTTGCCTGGCCGGGCAGGGAACGCAGTCGGCGCATACCGGTCATTGCTGTGGCCACGTAGCTTGCCTTGCAGTTCACTACCTCGACCCAGACCTTCACGCCTTCCACTCTCACCGTATAGGTCTCTTTCATGTTGCTGCGCCCATAGTCGCCGTATCTTTGCTGGTGGGCTGCGAGTGCGATTTCACATGCCTGGCGAGCCAAAGGGGATTGCTTACTGCCACGATTAATCAGTCGCATTTCTTCTCCTTGAGGGAGGGTTTCCCCTCCCGATCTCGTTAGTCCACGTATTCCGGTTTCATATCCGCCAGGGTGATGCTGAACTGACCATGCAATTCGTCGCCCAGATGGCGTTTCGACGCTGCAAGAACGCGCTCTACTTCCGCGAACCGCGCAGCTGCATCCGGCTCATCTGAAGATGGCAAGGAATTGATGGCTGCTTCGACTTTGTTCCGTGCATCAACCAGGTAATAACGCTTCACGGCCTTGTTTTTCAGCTCAGTGAACAGGGCAGAACCCAGTGTTGCTTTCACGGTTTCAATATCTGCGCGCAGAGCTTTAGCGCTATCCACATCCTGAGCCGCCTCGATGCGGTCACGGAAATCATCAGCAAGTGCATAAATATTTTGAGCTGATTCCTGAGCCGTTTGAGTCGTAGTGACGTTGTCACCTGAAATGTCTGCAAGGCTAACGTGCTGCGCCGGTGCAGGGTTTACCTCTCGTTCTTCTCGGCGATCATCCAGTTCATCAGGGGTGTAAACGCCCAGAATCACATCCGGGCAGAACAGTCTGGCCCAGCGTTTGACAGCCAGATATGCCAGCTGCTGGCGTGGGTCGTCAGCCCACAGGGTAGAGTTTCGGGTTCGGGCCTGAGCCAGCAGCAAATCGAGTTCCCTTGGCTGATCTTCACCTTTCAGGGTTGCGCGGATAATAATGCCGATCCCGGCTTCGTCAGCCAGGGTCCAGCCCGGGACGCGGTACTCGCCTTTGTCGCCTTTACGGATATGGAATTTCCCAACAACCTTTTCCCATGGTCCGTACCATTCATATTCAAAGCGGCTGGCCAGCACGCCGCTGCGTGAAATGACGGCATTAACGAGCTGAGCTTCATACCCGAGCACACCGTTAATCAGGTGCGTCTTCTGCGCCACGGCAAAGGGATTCATCTGCCACTGTGCCGCTTGCATCGCTACAGCCATGCAGTCGGCCTGGTTGCCCTGCAGGTGTTTAGGAACGGTAGCAGTGCCCTGCGCCATGATCTGCGCGAACGTGCTAATGGCGTTCAGATACTGGGAATCAAACAAAGCCACGTTGGAGTTAATAACGGTGTTCTGGTCAGTAACGGTAACGTTAGTGTTATGCATAAATCCCCCTTAAGCCTGAGCGCGCAGCGCTTCGAGGCGGCGCAGGTCGAAGTCGTTCAGTTCATCGGTGTAATCGGTAGTTATCGGCGCTGGCCATTCGCCCGTGTCGAATCCGGTTGCGATGGCGCGTATCGTTTTGCGGTACTCGAGCATGCCCAGTTCCAGCAGTTCGGTGGACGCCTCAATGATGGCGATCCAGTGGTAGTTCTCGTCTTTGTTGACGAAAATCCAGAAGAACTGGTCCAGCGCCGCTGTCTCGCAATACATAGCCGCGCTGAGGTGATAGTCACGGTCAATGATTTCCCGGTGCAGCCTAGCGCGCAGGCTTTCCTGCTTAACGTTCCACATGCTGATAGTTTTCAAGTCAGCACCGATGCGCACGCCATCCAATTCGATTTCGAGATCCGGGCGTACACGCACTTCTAATCCGGTTTCGTCGTCGAAACCGAAATAGCTCACTTCTACGGCGCGGCTTGGATGTGTCAGCAGCATGCCCGCGGTCGGGTGCGCCAGTAGTGCCGACTGAATTGCCCGCGCTGTGGCCAGTTGCTGGCGCGTAACCAGAATCTTTTCGTCAGGGTTGTCGCGCCAGGCATCCAGCAGTTCGTCGGCAAATATGGCATCGGGCTTAACAGACTTAACTGCCTGGATCATGTCTGCTTTGCTGCCGGACACTTTCAGCGGCGTCGGTTTCTGCGCTTCCTGTGCGACCAAATCAGGATTGATGATCGCTAATTGCTCGAGTAGCGCATCACGGCTGCCGCTGGTTTTAACCGGCACGGGCAGGGTGGCGTTGTACTCTTTAATGCATGCCTTCATTGCCGTTGCTGTCTGTTTATGGCCTTCTTCAATACGCTGGTACTTAGCTGGGAGAGCCATATAGCTTTGAGCCGTTTCTTCCAGGCTGGCTCCAAGCGGCACTTGAGCGGGAAGGGATGCGTTATGTTGTTCAAGCAACGCTTTTATCTCGTCAGCGCTTAGCTGCGTCGGCAGGCTGGCGTTGTAAGCGTCGATGAACTCGCGCAGGGTTGCGGTGGTGGTAAAAGCATCCTCCGGGATCTCAGGTTCTACGCTGAACTCTGCTTCGAGGTTTTCCGGCTGCAATGCAAGGGCGTGCACCAGGTTCCCCATGTCCAGAACTTTGGATGCTGTGCGCGGGATAGTTTTAGCCACATGGCGTGCGTTGAAATACATCAGGCTGACCCGGGCATCTTTCACCTGGGTTGAGCTAATACCGTTTGCTGCGTGATAAATGTCATTCGGTAGGCCTTCGTATCGGCCAGGCTCGAAGTAAGCCGGGTATTCAATTACCGGTTCTGCTTTCTGCTCTTCCTGCGCTACGGTAACTGCTTGCGTATCAGCTGCATCAGTGCCTTCGCCTGGATGTACCGGATCAGTATTTTCGACTTTCTCTGGCTGAGTCTTTTCCATCTGCACATCGCTGGTGGTTTCCGCTGCGTTTTCCGTTTTTTCGACTTCATTTGAGGAGGTATTGACGACCTGTTCGGTATTTCCACCCATCAGGCAAACGATGGAGAACATGCCGCTGCCGAGATTATCAACCTGGGGTTGTTCTGCTGGAGCTTCGGTCTCAACAGACGGAGTAGACAGCGGCAGTAACTCCACCGCAGAGTTAAACTCAGCCGTCATGGTTTTATTCACAAACTCAAGATGAGCCGCTGGCGTGTGATGAATGTTTTCTGGTGCGATGCGGATCAGATTGAAGATTGCCGCACGGTTCACCGCCAGTATGCCTGGTTGATTGCGTAAGATTGCGCTCCATGACTTCCATGGTTCTTCTTTCTTGGCCACGATTTCTTTGGCACGTCGTAACACGCTCGAAGGAATTTCGCAGTGGTGGAAATCCATAGGCAGTAGGGCGCATGCGATCTCAAGATCGAGGGTGTCCAGAGTGTGATGCGCGCCTTCGCCGCGATCCGTTACATAGCCACCGTCGGCATTAGTACCAGAATCGGTGCGCTGAACATTACTGATGCGATTACCGGCTGCCCACTCGCGAACGAGAATGCCGCGGTCAATATAATCAGTCGCAGCCCAGATTCGGGTAAAACGAAGTACCAGAGCGAGTTCGTGACGCTTCTCCTGGCTGAACACCTTGCGAATGGCATCGGTGTAGCGCCACAGGTCTTTGGTATCGTAACCCTTCACCTCTTCGCAGTTTTCTGCCGCCAGCAGCAGGTTCTGGACGTAGCCGTTGTCAGTGTCCATCTCCAGCGCGCTGATACCTTCGTATTCTTCGCGGGTTAAGTGGTGGCGCAGTTCGTCGACGGTAAACTGGGCGAGTAACTGCTTGCGGAAGGGCATACGCACGACTGGATAACGAGTGGTTTCGTCATCATTCTCGTCAATCTGGATACCGTTATCAGGTTTGAGGTCATGACCAGTTGTAGCGTCGGCGTCGCTGGTGCTTTCTGATTTGAGAAGAGCAAGCTTTCCGCTTCTCCACTCTTCAACTAACTGATTGCGGTCGCCGGCATCAGCTCTCGCCCAGTCAGCCATGAATGCAGCAATAATTTCTTTGTTGTGCGCTTCATCTGGCGTGAATATCTGTTTAATCGCCTGGACTAGTTTCCACTCAGCGTTCAGACTGAGTTCGGCAACTTCTGGAATGCCGTTTTTCGCCAGCAGCAGGTTCTGGAGATAGGTGTTGCCTTCATCCAGAGACATTTCGCTGGCAGCCAGTTGCTGCTCTTTAGTGATGTGTGACTGGAATTTGTCGCTGGTCAGGTGGACGGCAAAACGGACCGCTGAAGTGCGGTTTTCAAGCGGGACACTCTCGACGGTAGTTTCGACTTTAACAGTCGTTTCCGGTGCAGCAGTGTTGTCCACGGCTCCAGTTGACTCAGCACCAGCCTTTGGCAGCCAGGTGCGACCATCGTCCTGGAGGGCGTAGCGTTTGCACCAGGTGTAATCCACGGTGCTTTCTTCAGGCAGATCGTTGTAAACAGGGAAATCGGTGCGAACTGGTTTGGCGTAATCCTTACCACGGCCGGTTTCAATACCAGCATCTTCCAGCTCGACATCGAGCTGGAGGTTGGCACGGGCTTCTGATTTAGCAGTGAACCAAATCACTGCGTCTTCTTTGCCAGATTTCTGCGTAGCCTTAACTACATAGAAAAATTCCATGTGAGATCCTCTTTTTTGGATGTAAGATCCCCGGGCCAGAGATAGCGCCCATTGGGTGAACTTTGGTTTTTTAAGTAGTTTTCCGGTGTAACTTTGGTCGGGAGCACCGGACGTACGGGCCGCCTTGCGCGGCTTTTACGTTATGCCTCCTGGGCCATCTGGTCGTACGAAGCACAACGTTCAGAGCAGTATTCTTTTTCTTTGCGCGCCAGCTGTGAGCCGTTGCGATAGAGAAGGGTACTTTTGACTACTTTCTCCGGTTCAACCGGCTTGCCGCAGTACCCGCATTTTGTTGAGTCACACATCTGGATTCCCCTTTTGCGCCAGCAAGTAGCACAAGCGGCGAAGAATCACCTCGATGAAATTCAGCTTTACTGCCTGCTGCCGTGATGGTTTGCGTGCGAAATCAATCATTCTCACCCTCGTTTGCCTTATCGCCGGCCAGCGGAACGTTTACACCTGATGCGCGTTAATCTCTCCACCTCATCCGAATATTCGTATGCCATCGGCGGCTACTTCGTGGGCGTCCTGCCTTGGTGGAACGTGATGCGTCTTGTTGAGTTAGATTAAACACAAAGTTTAAGTTGCAGTCAACAAAATGAGTAATTTTAAATAAACAAAATGTTTATATGATGCTTATGGAGAGTGAAATTTTGTTCTTTGGAGGCAAAAAATTCGACGAAATGGTACAGGCAGGAAGTCCGGGGAATGGACGCTTAGTACAAGGGATGTGCTAGTTATTCGAGGCGCATAAAAAAAGGCCACTTTATGGCCATTTCTTATAGTAGATCTTTACGAATCATTGCTGAAAGGATTACTCAATCATCCTGCGAACGAATCCGGCCTTTCATATACTTATCATATAGTTCGTCCAGCTCTTTCAGGCGAAGCGCGAAGATGCGAAGCATGTTCTGTTGCTCTTCTTCGGGAAGCTGACGGTAAAGTTCCAACAGGCGTTGTTCGTCCGGCTTCAGTCCATCTTTCTCGCCAACATCTTGGCCAAGCAGCCACTCAAGGCTCACCCCAAGCGCATCCGCCAGCTTAATCGCTGAGCTTTTACCAATCGTCCCGCGTACGAACCAGTTATTGACCGATTGAGCACTGACGCCACAAATACGGGCCATGTCTGATTTGGTCAACTTCTTGAGCTCAAGAACCTCGTTAAGCCGCTGAACTTGTGGGTGGTTAATCTGATGAGTTTTTTCTTTCATGGACGAATTCTAAACCAAATGTTTATTAGCTCAATATTCAAAATGTTGACATAAACATAAACAAAATGTTTAATTGCGTTGTTGTTACAGGAGCTATTTATGAAAGCAATTGATAAAGCAATTACTAAAGCAGGAACTGCTACGCGCTTAGCCCAACTGCTAACCGTAAGCGCCATGACTGTTAGTCATTGGCGAAATCGATATCAGGGCGTCGTCCCGGCAGATCGAGTTTTGCAAATTTATGGGGTTACCGGCGTAACTCCGCACGAGTTGCGCCCAGATCTCTACCCAAACCCAACAGACGGTTTACCCAAACAGGAGCCTTAACAAAATGCAGACTGTTTCATTCCAACAGAGTAACAGAGCTTCCTCTAATTCACTGATATTCCAGTGTCATCAAAGCGAATCGGCAGTGAAGGATATCGATCATCGCTATATCTGCTCAGCGGTACGAGCTTGGGCGGCGGCAGAAGGGCGCGTAGCTGTAGCACTTCAAATCCAAGAAGCGGCGGAAGAACTTCAACTTGATGGCGTGGATTTCTCAGGCCAGGCCGATGTCTGGAACGTGAAGCTGTTCCGCTGGCTCGACAACAAAGAAGACTCCGCATCGTACCGAAAGAACATCGAACAGCTGGTGCCCGCGATCATGTCCGTATTACCGCTTCGATACCGCGACCGTGTCGTTAAGAACGACTCGTTTGCCTACCGGATGGCCCGGCTGGAAAAAGAGGTGAGTGAGGCGAAGCAAGCTTTGATGCTCGATGCACCGAAAAAGGAAAAGCTGAAGGAGTTAGGAGAGGGGATTTTCGAAATGTTCAGGATCGATCCGGACCTTACGGCGCCACTGCTGGCGATGGTCACAACCATGCTGGGGGCAATGTGAAGACTTCAGAAAAGGCGAAAGCCGGTCTGCGCTAACAGAACCGACTTTCAGGTGCAAAAACGGAGTGTAATTGCGGAGCTAAGTATGTCAAACACAGCTGAAATTATCAATTTCCCCAACAGAACTGAACAACCGGGAGGTCGTATGGCCGACCTGTCGAACGGGTATACCAAGGTCGCTAACGAAATCCAACAGCTCAAGCCTCGTCTGAGAATGTCAGGCCGGGAGTGGCAGTGTTTTGAGGCGGTGATCTGGCTTACCTACGGCTGGAACAAGAAACAGGACCGCGTTACGAACACGGTGATCGCTGAGCTTACAGGGCTGAGTGATTCGCATGTTTCTGATGCGCTCAAATCACTCGCAGAACGTAAAATTATCTTCAGTCAGAAGCAGGGCGTGATGAAAACGGTCGGTATAAATACTGACCTTTCAGCCTGGATTTTAGACAAACCGAAAACGGGAAAAACCTTCCCGAAAACGGGAAAAGTGTTACCGAAAACGGGAAAAATCTTCCCGGAAACGGTAGACACCCAAGACTATAACAAGAACAATATTAAAAGATCCTCGTCTCGGAACTCTGACGAATCCCGAAACCAGAAAACTCAAAAGTTTCTCTCACGCCATCCAGAAGCTGCCGCCGGGATATACACCCCGGCAGGTAAATCATGGGGATCCGCTGACGACCTCAAGGCCGCTCGCTGGATTTACGACAGGCTTCTCACCGTCAACGCTTCGCTATCCGAACCAAACTGGGCTGAATGGGCAAACACCATCAGGCTGATGCGCGTCCAGGATAAGCGTACGCACTACGAAATCTGTGACCTGTTCCAGTGGGCTAACCGGGACGAATTCTGGAAAGACAACATCCTGAGCCCTTCGAGTCTGCGCAAGCAGTGGGATCAGCTCACTACCAAGCGGCTGCGTGCAACCGGAACGGCAAAGCCATCCCGGAGCGGCATCGACCTGCTTAACACCGACTGGATTGACGGGGTGCTGGAATGAAAAACCTTGCCGAGAGCATTCGCAATTTTGACCGGGAACAGGCTTGCCGCGTGGCGCACAATCTGCCTGAGCAGTACACCGAACGCGAACAAACGCAGCAGGTGGCGCAGATTATCAACGGCCTGTTTGTACAGCTGGCGGCCGCGTTTCCTGCAAGCCTGGTTAACCGAAGCCAGGACGACGTTGACGAAATCCGCCGCCAGTGGGTGCTGGCCTTCAAAGAAAACGGGATAAACACCATGGAGCAGGTTGAAGCCGGCATGCGTATGGTGCGTCGCCAGGAGCGTCCATTCTTGCCATCGCCTGGCCAGTTCATCAAGTGGTGCAGGGAAGGGCGTTGCGTGCTGGGGGTCACCACCGCAGACGTGATGGCTGAATACTGGAAGTGGCGCAAGCTGGTGTTTCGGTACCCGAGCAGTGAGCAGTACCCCTGGCCGAAGCCGGTTTATTACCACATTTGCCTCGAGCTGCGGCGTCGCGGAACTGATGGCCAACTCAGTCACAAAGAGCTTGAGCGTGAGGCCGGTGATATTCTGGATAGGTGGGAAAAGCGGGTGCTAGCCGGGAAGCCGATTCCGCCTATTCGTCGGGCGTTGGCTGCGCCAGTTGCTCCGAAAGGGCCGACACCGGCGGAGCTTTTGAAAACTAAATATCAACGGATGAAAGCAGATGGCAGGGCATAGTGAGGAAATGGTCTGTTATGAGCGAGAAGCGGACTCTACCGTGGATTTTATCAACACTCAGGGTTTGCTTTTAAAAATTGTTATCCAGTTTTACTGCATGAGGTATCCCATAATTGTCCTACCGTTTTACTCATTTATTGTCTCTTTTATCTATGACATCAATGGTTAAGATTACAACGTCTGAGCAGACGTACTAATTTAAATTCTGTCATTCAGTCGTAGCGATCCTGTGAGGCATCTTTTTATTTTAAACAACTCAAAAAGGTGGAAATAACGATGAAGCGTCCAAACTGGTTTCAAGTTTCCGATAAAGGTGGCAAGGCTATAGCAGCGCTCCATCATTACGCCACTACTGGTACAGGTTTACCTGCCGAGCTGATCCATTTAATTTTTTTAAGAGTTTCCCAGATCAATGGTTGTGCACACTGCATAGATATACATACTCGCGATCTTATCAAGAGTGGCATGTCCGTCGAAAAGATTGTATTGGTGCCTGTCTGGCGAGAAGCTACCTATTTATTCTCGGATATAGAGCAAGCTGCCCTCTCATGGGCGGAAGAAGTTACCCGTGTTAGTGAAACACATGCTTCCGATGAAGCATATTCCGCAGCGCTTTCTGTATTCGGTGAAAAAGATTTGGTTGAACTTACCATTGTTATTGCCACCATGAATGCCATTAATCGTATGGGTATTAGTTTTCGAATGAAGCCGCTTGCTAAAGCTTGACAGATGTAAATAGCTCCCATAAGGGACTCTGGAGCTATATTAAAGTCTGCTTCTGGCACACAAATGACATCCCAGCCTGTGCATGACCGTAAAAACTACCTTCACTTGATAAGCCGCTTCGGGTTATGAAGAGGCGCTTGTGTGACATGCTGGGTAACCAATTTAGGCGTTTACTGAAAGCCTGGTTGTCCTCAAGTGAAACGACCCTTAGAAATTTCTATGGCGAAATAATCACATAAGTCTTCTCCACGTGTGTTATAAGCGAGTTTGAAATCGCCACCACTGGCGGTTAAGAGGCATCTCATGAAACTACGTATCACAAGAGCAATCGGCCTCAGCAAGTTCTCGCCACGTTGGGTTAAGGTTATCTGTTTACGGTTGACTAAAAACGATATTGAGCGCTCCCTCAACGCTCTTCTGGCCACAATCGATGAATCTGAACTTACCCCTGAGCAAGTCAAAGCATTAAGGGAATGCATTGACAGAATTAACATCGCAAGGGGGAAGGGTATGCAGGCGTGAGCACGTTTGATAAAAGGTAAGCCAGCACTGTATATGCGCGGCACGTTTGCTGCGCAAGTATCGCTGACTGCTCGATACCAGCTGAGCTTTAAAAGCCAAATATGATTGGATGAAAGCTGGTAGGAGGGTATGGGGATGAACTGGTTCTTCGTAAACGAAATTGAGGCCAAATATCTAAGCCTGCTCCGTTTACCGCATTTTAGCTGAGTACTGAAGCATTGCTTTTGCACCCGCCGGGCCCGCTGACTTTTCACTATATATTAGTTTATCCGCTTCCAGCTTGACACCCATCGATTATGACTGCGTTAAGCCTATGAAAAAGTAATAAGTCTACAAGTTTTTTTTAACATTCTATGAATTCATTAGATTCTGGCCAGAAGATCTTCAAATATCCATTTTTATCATATTTTGAAAAAAGATTGCCCTGGAAGCAAAATATACCAGCGGATTCTAGCCACATCCATTCTTCTGGTTGTTCGACACCTGTTGCACAAATCCTTATCTCTAAAAGTTCGCCGCAACGTATTAAACTTTGTAGTATCGCCTGCTTAGAGCCGTCCTTATGTATATTATGGATTAGTTGAGGGTGTATTTTGAGCTTCTCAGGCTGAAATTTCGAAAGAAACAATAAACCTGCATTTCCCACACCAAAGTCATTAATAGCAACACTTAAACCGCAGCTTTTGAGAATCTGCACGGAATGCGCGAACTCATCAATTTCAGGGATTATTTCGCTCTCAGAAAATTCAACTAAAACTTGTTCTGGGTGTAAGTTACTTTCTCTGATGTAATCGAGCAAAATCTCAATCGCATTCGGCACCCTCAGTAAGGTTAAAGGCAGGAGTGTTATTGATACTCGTTGTGAAGAGGTAATGAAACCCCCTGCAATTTTTAACAAATCTTTCTTCGATTCCAAATCAAAAAGTAAATTATTGACTTTTATAACGTCATTATCTGATTTAGCATTCAAGACAAAAGAATGAATCTGGGCAGCGAGAGGGTCTATAACTGCATACATGTCTTCGATAATGGCGGGATCAACTGATGATACATCTATTTGATCGGATGAAAAAAACCAACTGAACCTATCAGGAAGTTCATAATAGTTATCTGTCTCAGCAGAATCTATAAATGTACGGAAAAACCTTAAGGCTCTGTCGTTGTAAAGCATTTTATGTTGGGTTGTTCCACGTTGAAGAACCCTGTCCAGACACTCTTCTTTACTGAATAGTCTTATATCAATTAATTCCATGCCTGAGCGGCCAAATCGTCGATAGGGGGCATAATCGGATAAGAGTTCTACAATGTTAAAGTGAAGTGTATCTAGGCAAATCTTTTCATAGATTTGCATTACAGCTGCTTCATCACCTTCAAGAAGCTGTAAGAAATGAATCCCATTGAAAAGTAAAACACCAGTTACTCCCGCACGTTCATTTCGGGAATTGGCTTCACTGACCATGTCAATAATGGATTGAATTGGTGCATCAGCTCGCAGGTGGCTTCGGTAGATGAGAGTAGTAAGCATAGTTGCACACTTTTAAGGATTTTCTTCTAAAGTAGCATGAGAAAGGACAGTTAGTGCTATTTTACTGAAAAAATTTACAAAAAAGAGTTCTGTGACCATAAAATTGTCTATGAAGAGTAAAATGCTTAACAAAAAAACCATTCAATAAACGTGGTTAAAGCCCGCGAGATATGTTTGGCTCTGCAACATCAAATCGCCTGGTGTGCACACGTGACAAAGTAAAAATTAATTCTAAGATTGTGGTAGTAAAAATGATTACATGGAGTTTCTAATGGTTTTTATTGCGGCTTTAACTTTATCTTTTCTTCTGTGCGTAGCGGGCCTTATCTTCATTTTGCTGGAGTTAGTTAGCATAGGCTGCGACCCTGAACGACATTGAACAATACGTGCAAGAAATCCAGCAAATTATTGATTGAAAGGCTCTTGACCTCAGGTTAACTTGAGCTTTTAAGATGGCGATTCTGGAGATAGTCAAAGGATTAGCCTAATGAAAGAGATTGATGTCGGTTTTACGCACGTTGCGTTTGTTGTTAGAGATTTGGATAAAAGTATTGATTTTTACGGCCGTTATGCTGGCATGGAAGTCGTACACAGGCGAGAGCCTGACCTTCCGGAGGCACGTAAAGTCGCGTGGTTAAGTGACCTAACTCGCCCTTTTGCGCTTGTCCTTGTCCAGGTTGATGCTGTGACTGACACCCCTTTAGGTAATTTTGGTCACTTGGGAGTAGCTTGTTCAAGCATTGAAGAAATCGACAATAAAATAGCGATGGCCAGGATGGAGGGCATCTTGCGAAAAGAACCTGTTCAGACAGGGGAACCGGTAGGTTATTATGTCTTCTTCGCTGATCCTGATGGTAACACACTTGAACTTTCTTATGGTCAGAAAGTCGGGATCGAGGCTTTTCGTCATTATGATACAGTGCCTGCATCTCAGTAAATTTCGATAACCGGTTGGATTACATTACGCTCTGGTAATGTTTCATATCGTTTTAGAGCTTGCTGACTAATTTGTGCTAGTAACAGCAAGCTCCATATTAGCCTTTACAGATTTTCATTTTATTAATCTCATTTCTAAGCCACAATTTAGTAGCGTAACTGCACCAAACTCCGCTGAAATCTATTCAACATAACTATTGTGTAGACCTCCAAATCTGAGATCTGCCCCATATCGTACTTAAAACATATACCTGTAAGCCTGAAAGCGCTCCATAGTGCGAACACTCTTTAATCGTTGCAAAATCCGTGAGATACGTTTATAAATATACTGTATATGCATACAGTTGTTCATTGCGGAGGGAAAAATGAAAATCGAGTTAACCATTGATCGCATGAAGAAACTTCCTGTTGGAGCTATACCTGCGCTCGAGTCAGAACTGCTCAAAAGACTTAGCAAGCAGTTTGATGGTTGCCAGATTACGATTAAGCGTGCCAGTAATGATGGTTTGACTGTTTTCGGGGGCGACAAGAAAGAGGTCGAACATATCGTGCAGGAGACTTGGGAAAGCGCGGACGAGTGGTTTTATTAATCGCGTGAATTTGACTGGAGCAGTTTCAAAGAGTATCGCTGTTTGCGTTCCCCTGGCTGTTCCCGATTACTGTTTGCCGCGTCAATAAGTCGCTCTGGGGGGAAATAGTGTGTAGTGCAGATGCCTTTAATGCAGATGATCAATGGTACGACGTGGTCAGAAGGGCCGATAATGCAGTTATCTATAGCTTCCCGGCGGAAGGGAGATATCTGGTTTATCGAGTAAATGGAATAGTTTCATTACGACCCTTACTCGAAGAGGAAGAAATCTTCACTCTTAACGGGTTTATGCAATTTGCAAAACGGCTTGGGTACCGAATTACACCACCGTCTGATATCATTCTTTCATAGGCCTGAACACCCTATACCTGATGCGCCACGGAGAGAACCATGGCGCTAGAATTACAACTTATCAAACACCACTCAGGAATACTGATCCCGGCAACCCCCGAGACCAGCGATATCCTGCAATCCAAAACCCGGCTCGGCGATGTTCTTGTTGCCGAATTCAGGCGGGTTCGCAAGCCGGCATTCCATCGACGCTTTTTCGCGCTTCTTAATCTCGGATTTGAATACTGGGAGCCAACCGGCGGGGCGATCTCAAGTAACGAGCGTAAGCTGATTACTGGCTACGCCAAGTTGCTGGCTTCGTATGGTGGTAATGAGGGGGCGCTGATCGATGCTGCTGAGCAGTATCTTGAGCAGGTTGCATACCGCCGGGTCACAAACGGCATCAGCCTCTGTAAATCCTTCGATGCTTACCGCTCCTGGGTGATCGTCGAGGCAGGGCGCTTTGATGCCATTCAGCTGCCAGACGGAACACTCAAGAAGCATCCTCGTAGCATCTCGTTTGCCAACATGGACGAATTCGAGTTTCAGCAACTCTATAAAGCTGCGCTCGATGTCCTCTGGCGCTGGGTCCTGTCCCGTTCATTCCGCAGTCGTGATGAGGCCGAGAATGTCGCCGCGCAGCTGCTTGGCTTCGCGGGGTGATGGAATGAAGTATTCCTGGTTCCACCACACCGATTGCAGCACCGAACAGGCCGACGAACTGGTTAAGCGTTACAAGGCGCGCGGAGTACGTGTTGAGCGCAGCCTAAACCCGGATTACGTGACCTGGACTGTAAGTGCATTCTTGCCGACCTCAAATACACCAGCGCGCCCGGACAGCCGCTGGCGAAACCGGATGTGGGGGTGAACGTGAAAACATATCAAATCACTTTGCCCTGGCCGCCGAGCAATAACCGGTATTACCGGCACAACCGCGGGCGCACGCACATTAGCGCTGATGGCGTTGCGTACCGCTATGCAGTCGCCAGCGTCATTCGAAGCGCCCGGCTTAATATCCGCACGGCCGCACCACTCAAAATCCGTATTGAATGTCACATGCCCGACCGCCGACGCCGCGATCTGGATAACCTGCAGAAAGCTGCATTTGACGCTCTAACCAAGGCGAGATTCTGGCTGGATGACTGCCAGGTTGTCGACTATCGCGTTGTGAAAATGCCTGTCGTTAAGGGCGGGAAGTTAGAACTCACCATTACCGAGTTGGAGAACGCATGAATCTTGAAAACACCCTCAAATATCACTTCGCCAAATCGACGATGATTAGCGACTCTCCGCGCGCTACGGCGTCAGACTCATTAAGCGGAACGGATATCATGGCCGCTATGGGCATGACGCAGGAACGGGCAGCATTGGGTTACAGCGCTTTTCTCGGGAAGATGGGTATCAGCAACAATGACCGGGAGAGGGCGATCGAATTGTTGGCCCAGTATGCGCTGACCAAGTGCGATCGGGTTGCTGCACTTCGCAAACTGGATGCCAGGGTTAAGCCATTAGTGATGCACCAGCTGGCCTCCTTCGCTTTTGAAGATTATTCTCGCAGCGCCGCCAGCGTGAAACAGTGTGACTGCTGCTCGGGTCAGGGATTCATTGAGGCTGATGTTTTCACGATGAAATCGCACTACACCATGAAGCTTCCACAGTGGGCAAAAGACCTTAAGCAATCTCCGAGTTATTTCGAGGTTAAGCGCCAGGTCAAAGAAGTCGCTAAGGTACTTTGCTCGACCTGCAAGGGGAAAAAAGTTGTCAGTTGCGCCTGCAAAGACTGCCACGGGCGCGGTAAAGCAGTGAATCAGGATCTCACTGAAAAGCAGGGGGTGCCGGTTCTGGCCGACTGTAAGCGCTGCGGCGGACGTGGATATGAGCGTATCCCCTCAACTGAGGCTTACGCTGCGGTGCGCCAGATAACGGATACAATCAGCCTAGATACCTGGAAGAAGTCTGTTAAGCCCTTTTACGATCAGCTAATCACCAAATTTGACATCGAAGAGGCATGGGCCGATGCGCAGTTGAAGCAGATAACAAAATAGGGCGTTATTTTATCGTGAGCTATTTACTTTTCCCGAATTTGTGGTAATTTTGCTCTAACGATGGGTTATTGCCTTCGTTTAAAGCCCTGCGGTTAACCCCGTAGGGCTTTTTGCTTTATAGCAATTTAAGAATTACTAAAACCATACAACCCCGTAGTAACTTTTAATTTCCCAGCCATGCTGGTGGGAAAATGGAAGAGGGTTGCTACTGGCTACAGTACAACGGCAAAATTCAGGTAACCTACTAGACAGATGGTGTAACCGATGACCTTGAAACGGGCCAGTTGATAACTGGTGTCTGGCATCTGACGCAGGGAGACGACATTTGCCACAACGGAGAGGTAGAGGTGATTGAAGTCCTTCTGCCTGTACCATTTAAATGAATATATTCATCTGATTACGTGGCAGATTCTTCATACTGCACATATGCTTTTTAAGCATCCTGAGTAATGGATGTTTCTGAAAGCATTTTTGTGGTGGATCCCCCTAAGCGGAGGGGCGATTCAGCAGGACATTTCTCCAGAGTGTCCAACCAGCGCGCGGAAATGAATGCTGTGATCATTTCCACCGGGAGGCACCCGGCACCACTCCCTCAGTTATTGCCAACTTAGCTATTTATGCCTGCTTTTCCGAGCAGGCTTTTTTTTCATTTATTAATCATCCATTGACCAGATGAATGTTTCTTGTTTTAGTTATGAATGTGGTGAATCCCATCTAAGCGATGGGGCGTCTGGTTAACTGCTATGTGCAGGTATGCACGCGACTTTGACGACCAGAGATAAGTCACCGGGAGGCACCCGGCGCCACATCCTCAAAAAAAACGTTTTGTCGACCACCAGGTTCTGAATCGTCATATACACTTCTAAATGAAACAATTTAAGAGGTGAATTATGAAAGAGGGATATTATTGGATTAGACACAATGACTGTGTCCAGATCGCCTACTTTTCGCACGGTAAAACTGAAGATATGGTTACAGGAAAAATAATCAGAGGCGTCTGGCATCTAACTCGTGGCTACGATCTTTGCCATAACGGTGAAGCGGTCGTTCTGGAAGGCCCCATATCCCCACCTTTATGAACATAATTTGAAGAACACAGGCTGCCTCAGGGTGGCCTTTTTTATTTCCCCTCAAATTTACTGAGAGGATTCACAGCAATATGAGGGGGGCCGATGTCCGATCCATTTTCCGGCACGGGGCTGGCCGGTTTAGCTTTGACTGGAGCCAGTGTCTACGGTCTATTGACCGGAACTGACTACGGTGTTGTTTTTGGTGCATTTGCGGGCGCCGTATTTTACATAGCGACAGCGGCTGACCTGAGTGTGTTACGTCGCCTGGCATACTTCTTCGTGTCGTATATCGTCGGCATTCTTTGTTCGGGGCTGTTGGGTTCAAAACTCACATCCTGGACGGGATACACCGAGAAGCCTCTGGATGCTATCGGTGCCGTAATAGCTTCTGCGTTAGCCGTTCAAATCCTTACGTTCCTGAACAAGCAGGACATTGGCTCGCTGGTGGCGCTGATAACGCGCCGGGGAGGTTCAGGTGGTACTAGATGACCCAACAGCAACTATCAACGCGCTGCTCTGCGCCGGAGTTGTAATTACTCTGATGTTTTATCGCCGTGGTGATTCGCGGCATCGGCCATGGATTTCGCGTTTAGCCTGGCTGATTACCGTCACTTATAGCGCTGTACCGCTGGCGTACCTGTGTGGGATTTACCTCCCAGTGACACAGGCACGTAACCATTGCTGTCTACCAAACCGACGTTTTATAGATTGCCCTGCGGCATCCATGCCGATAACTTCACCTGATTTTTTTGCAGAAAATATTGGGTGAAAAATATGCAAATTGGCTACGTTAGGGTGTCAACAAATGACCAAAACACAGATCTTCAGCGACAAGCTCTCGAACGCGCAGGATGTGAACAGGTTTTTGAGGAAAAAATGAGCGGGACGGTAGCGAACCGGCCAGCGCTTAAAAAGCTTCTGCGAACGCTGAATGAGGGCGATACGCTGGTAGTGTGGAAGCTGGATCGCCTCGGGCGAAGCATGCGGAACCTGGTACTGCTGGTAGACGAACTCCGGCAGCGCGGCATCCACTTCAAAAGTCTTACGGACAGCATAGACACCTCCAGCCCAATGGGGCGTTTCATATTCCACATCATGTCAGCCCTGGCCGAGATGGAGAGGGAGTTAATCGTGGAACGCACCCGGGCAGGACTGGCGGCTGCCCGGGAGAAAGGGCGGATAGGCGGCAGACGGCCTAAGTTAACCCCAGAGCAATGGGCGCAGGCTGGCAGGCTGATCGCAAACGGAGTGGACAGAAAGCAGGTGGCGATTATTTACGACGTAGCGGTTTGCACGCTGTATAAAAAATTCCCTGCATCCAAACCGGCTTAAATTTGTGCATCTGGGATTCAAGTCGGAAAATTTACAAAAATAATAATTCGAAGCCTGATAGAAACTTAGAAACGAAGCGGTGAAGCTTTAAACAGTCGCTACGACTAAGGTGTATTGCGCGCTGACAGAAACGAAACTACTGTATATAAAAACAGTATTAGAGGTATGCGTAATGGAATTTATCAGGCCTACTGAACTGCGAGAAATTATCGCGATCCCACTATACAGCGATTTGGTGCAATGTGGTTTTCCCAGCCCCGCAGCTGATTATGTAGAGCAGCGTATTGATCTTAATGAGTTGCTTGTTTCCCATCCCAGCTCAACGTATTTCGTTAAAGCCGCAGGGGATTCGATGATAGAAGCGGGGATCAGCGACGGTGATCTGCTGGTGGTTGATAGCTCACGGACTGCTGAACATGGAGATATTGTCATTGCGGCTGTGGATGGGGAATTTACTGTTAAACGTCTTCAACTGCGTCCAACTGTTCAGCTCAATCCGATGAACGGTGCTTACAGCCCGATTGTGGTAGGCAGCGAAGATACGCTGGATGTTTTCGGCGTAGTTACTTTCATTGTTAAATCGGCCAGCTGATATGTTTGCGCTCTGTGATGTGAATTCATTCTACGCATCATGCGAGACAGTGTTCAGGCCCGATTTGAGAGGACGGCCGGTGGTTGTTCTTTCAAATAACGATGGCTGCGTGATCGCGCGCAGCGCTGAGGCAAAAGCCGCAGGGATAGCAATGGGGGAGCCTTTCTTCAAGCAAAGGGAGCTTTTCCGGCGTGCTGGCGTTGTTTGCTTCAGCAGTAATTACGAGCTTTATGCTGACATGTCGAACCGTGTGATGACCACGCTAGAGGAAATGAGCCCCCGCGTCGAAATCTACAGCATCGATGAAGCTTTTTGCGACCTGACTGGTGTTCGCAACTGCAGGGACCTGACGGAGTTCGGCAAAGAAATCCGTTCTACAGTTCTGAAGCGCACGCATCTAACCGTCGGGGTTGGCATCGCGCAGACAAAAACACTCGCTAAGCTGGCAAACCACGCCGCCAAGAAATGGCAGAGACAGACGGGTGGGGTAGTGGACCTATCAAATGTCGATCGGCAGCGTCGGCTGTTGGCGATCGTGCCTGTAGAGGATGTTTGGGGCGTTGGTCGCAGAATCAGTAAAAAGCTTAATGCCATGGGGATCAAAACAGCTCTGGACCTTTCTGAGCAGAGTACGTGGATTATTCGAAAGCACTTCAATGTGGTCCTGGAGCGAACGGTCCGGGAACTGCGCGGCGAACCATGTCTTGAACTGGAGGAGTTTGCACCGGCAAAGCAGGAAATCGTCTGCAGTCGCTCATTCGGCGAACGCGTCACCGAGTACGAACAGATGCGCCAGGCTATCTGCAGCTATGCCGCCCGTGGTGCTGAAAAGCTTCGCGGCGAGCATCAGTATTGCAGCTTTATCTCTGCGTTCGTGAAAACATCACCCTTTGCCCTGAACGAGCCATATTACGGAAACAATGCGTCCGTGAAGCTTCTCACCCCCACTCAGGACTCCCGCGACATTATCAACGCTGCGGTAAAATGTCTGGACAAAATCTGGAAGGATGGTCACCGGTACCAGAAAGCGGGCGTCATGCTGGGTGACTTCTTCAGCCAGGGCGTGGCCCAGCTCAATCTGTTCGACGACAGTGCGCCTCGAGCTGGTAGCGAGAAGTTAATGGAAGTGCTGGATCACCTGAATGCAAAGGACGGAAAGGGAACGCTCTATTTTGCCGGGCAGGGCATACAGCAGCAGTGGCAGATGAAGCGTGAAATGTTGTCGCCTCGATATACAACGAGATTTTCAGATCTGCTTAGAGTCCGATAAATTTTCTTGAAGTCTTGGTCCGCTTTATTCCAGAAGGGGACGAAGAATTGCTATTGCAAAAAAATTAGTAGTTGAAAAGATGGCAGAATGAAGGAAGGATGTGCCAATATTGCTGAGGTTTAAAGGGATTTAGGGGCAAGATATGGGATTGTCTAATACAGTACAGAAAATCGTTATATCAACCATTGCGTTCAGCCTGGTCGCGGGATGTGCGCCGTTGCATCCTTCTGACTGCCATAAGACCACAGCTACGGGTAATTGCAGTTCAGGACGCTGGGATGATCAGGATGAATGGGGTAAGCAAGCTCGGGCAATCAGGGCGGCAATAAATGACAAACTTGATGAGCCTCAGAAATGGAAGGGAAAAAAATGCAGGTTGCATATTGAATTTGCTCAGGATGGCACGGCTTTAAAAATATCAACCAGCAATGGTAATAAAGCCTATTGCGAAGCGATTGAATCAGCAGCCCATAAAGCTAAATTCCCGGCCTTCAACAATCCGGAAGTCTACAGAGATTTTCAAAAATCCGGCTTTAATATGGGCGGATAGCAAGGCGATGCCTATCTAAATGTTCACTTCTCGCGCATTTAGAACGCGCCTGGTTTCTTTAACTTTTTATTGTGCTGCCTCGATTAGTTCCGGCCCCTGGTTCTTAACATTCCCCACGGCACGCGTAACGGCGTGCCAGATAAACATGTCGGCGGACACTGTCCCGTCGGCAACTAATCCTTCAGCTTCGTTCCCTCCTACACCAGGACGCATCCATTCTCGTGCTGCTTCCGGTGACAGAACCAGTGGCCGTCGGTCGTGAATATCGACCAGTCCTTTGTCAGCTGCAGACGTCACAATCAGAAAACCTTCTGCTTCATCACCACGCTCAAATGGCGTACTGCCGATCGCTGCCATGAAAATGGGCTGACCATCTGCCCGGTGAATGAAGTAAGGCTGTTTCTTGTCGCCTTCCTTCTTCCATTCGAACCATCCGTCGGCGAAGCATATCGCCCGGCCATGCTGCCAGAGAGGTTTAAACATTCTGCTGGTGGCCGCCGTCTCGATGCGAGCGTTAATCAGTGGCGGCTTATCCCACCACCCGGGCGCATATGACCACAGGACAGGATCGAGGTGCAACTGTTCGTCTCGTTCGCTCAGCAACAGAACTTTGGTACCGGGCGCGACGTTGTACCGGCCAATGGGTTCCGGGTCGTATGCGATGTCGCGATCGGCTTCATGAGCCAGGTAAGCCAGATATTCTTCACGGGTTTGTGCTTGTGCAAAACGTCCACACATAGAAACCTCCAGTCAGTCAGACTGAAAGTATATGGCAGGGAGAAAAAGGAGGGCACACTGGCTAAAGTTAGGGGCAAATTTAGGGGCAAAACTGAGGAATAGGGGCAAAAAAAGGGCATTAAAAATGTATTACTGGGTAGCTTTAGGGAGAAACTGCTATGCTTTAACTAATTGAATAAATTGACAAAACGAAAGCAATCAATGAGTTAACAAAATCAGCGTAGCTTATTCAGGTTGTACTGTTCTTTCTTGTTAATCTCTTGATTTTCTTGCATCTATTCGTTACTCAGATCTCAAATGGGGCACAGGGTGAGGAAAACGATTTCAAAGCGTCAGCTTCGTGTTCATCTCTTCTATCCATGTAGCATAGATTTCATACACCATCTGCGCATTTATGTGCCCCATCTGGTTAGCGATAAAAGACGGGTTTGCGGCTACCGGTAAAAACCAGCATGCGAAAGTGTGTCGTGTATGGTACGGATTGCAGCGCCGAATGCCAGCACGATTTACAAATGAGCCCCACAGGAGAAGTTTGGTTAAGACTGAAGGGTTGTCTACACTTACAGCTTACGCAGTAAAAACGGAGGTGAAAATGACTGACCGTCCCGTTCATGGTGACCATCCTGATTATAATCCTAGCCCGGATAACCCGGAAAAGGATGGAAGAAAACCGAAAGATGATCCTGGCTCAGCGCCTGAATCAGGCGATAAAGATCCAGAGTAATGACCAACCGCCTTTACGAAGGCGGTTTTAACACCCATTACGGCCTCTCTACGCGCACCGCTATTCACGTTATCCTCATCAACGTCGTCTGATAACCGCTCCGAATCCATCCCTTTTTTGCCGGATGAACGGGTGAGATAAAGCACGGATCTCATTCCCGCGTACCAGCGCGTTTTACAGTTCTCCTGCTACGCTTTTGAGGGGGACAAGGGAGCGCTTCTATGAAAAATAAAGACGAGCAGACAGGATTAGTTGGGCTGGCGATTGGTGCCGCCGTTATCGGGCTGGTTTCATCCCAGAAGATCATCAACCGTGAAAGTATTGTCGATGAGCTGGTAAGGCTCGGCAGGCAGAAGGGGGATGGTGTCGAAGATGAGGTCTTTTTAAAAGCGGCTGAGTTAGTGAGAAAAGGGGTATAA